ACGGTCCTGCAAAAAGCACCGGCGGCACGCCAGGCACAACACGTCAACCGGTCATTACCCACAAAAACCACCACTTACTTTAAATACCTCAAGAAATAAACAGCTATAGGAGAGGAAGCATCATGGAAGCTTTTCTGCTTGGACTCATCGCATTTGCCATCAGCGCGGCAATCTTCTATTTCCTGGTGAAGTACGCGGTTATCGCAGCCATCGAGCACACGGGGCTCGGCAAGGCCGCGAGGAAGTACACGAACGATACAAAGCAGACGCTGCGGAACGAGCGTCGTCTGGAATCGTACGGGTATTCGGGCGAGTGATTTTCAATTCCCTCGAATTCGATGGAATTGAGGTTTAGCAGGTCTAACAGTGGTCAATGTCGGCCACTGTTACTTACGAGAAGGGGAATCTGACGTCTGAGGAAGCGTTAATGGAGGCGGCCACGCAGTATTGCCGGCTGGGTGAGGCGCGGTTGCACGACGGTATGCAGGGCGTGTACATCCGTAAAAAGAACCTGATCCTGCTCGACTCGCGTCTGTGCGGCGTCCAGCTGTGCTGTGTGCTGGCTCATGAGATCAGTCACGCGCGCCACATGGATGCGGGCTGCCGCGTGGATAAATGGGCGGAGCGGCGCGCCGACCAGGAGGCGGCGCTCATGCTCATCGATCCGATGGAATACGCGTACGCGGAAACCATTTATGAGGGCAACGTGATGGGCATGGCTCGCGAGTTGAATGTGCTCCCGTGGGTCGTCGAGGCGTATCGTATGCGTCTGCACGATGACCCGACACTGATCCTGCAATGATGACCAGGTGTGTACACGACTGCCCTAGGTGTGTACACACCTATCCTGTCTCTACTGTTCGGAATCCAGTTGGTCCTGCAGCGAGCGCCGCAGCTCCTCGAGTTGTGCGATGCGCGCCTCCACCGTATCCAACCGGGCTTGCACCGTGGCCTCGTCGTCGCCGATGAGACGCTCCCCCAGTTTCGTGGCGAGTTCCTCGTCACGCGCTTGTACGGCATGCTGGTATCTCATGGCGTTTTCGGTGGTCGTATGTCCGGCGGAGTCCATGAGTTCCCTGAGGGTGGCGCCGTCCTGGGCGAGCCACGTCAATGCCGTATGCCGAAGGTCGTGGAACCACAGGTCGGGACGTCCAGCTTCTCGACGCGCCTTGTCATACGCTTTCCGCAGAGTGCCGGCGCTCAATGGTTTGAGGTTCGAGTGGGCGCTGGGGAACAGCCATGCATCCGGCTCGTCGGGGATCGCCTGCAGATGCTGGCGGATCAACGGTATGAGGACGTCGGGAATGCGTTCGTCACGACGGCTGCCGTCGGTTTTCACATCGCCCACCATGCCTGCCGTGGCCCCCATGTGTTGGCGTGCCTGGCGTACATGCAGCACATGCCGGTCGAGGTCGATGTGCTGGCGTTGCAATGCGACGACTTCGCTGATGCGCAGTCCGCGACAGAACACGGACAGGTAGACGGAGAGCCGATATTTCTCAGGCAACGCCATGTAGATGGCGTGCACCTGCTCCGGTGTGGCCGGTATCGTCTCGTGCCGTTTGGTGGGCTTGTGCTGCGGCGCGTCGTAGGGCATGCATTCGATCAACGGTGGTTCGCCGTGTGGGCCGCGTTTGGTGGCGGTGCGCAGTATGGCGCGCAGGAGTTTGAGGGCGTTGGCGCGCATGGCCGGCTGGTCGGAGGGCAGGCTGTCGAGCCAGCTGGCGATGGCGGCGTGGTCGATGTCGCGCAGGCGCATGTGGCCGAAGCGTGGCATGAGGTGGTTGAGGCAGTCCTTTTCCATGCGGTACCGTGTCTGCGGGCGCAGTGGTGTGCCCTGTGGGGTGCGGCGGTTCGCGAACCAGATGGGCCAGTACTGGGCGAATGTGATGGACTGCGGGGAGTCCGGTGTGTCGGTCTGTTCGGGCTGCCATGTGCCGGTCTCGTGCAGGAGCTGTTGGCGGCGCAGCCATGCGCGCGCCTCCGCCTCCTGATCCACGCGGAATGTCTTGCTGATGCGCGCTTTGAGGTCTGGGTGGTCGGCGAACAGGTGTGGTGGTGTCGGGTAGGAGGCGATGATTCTTGTGGCGTGTGCGCGGCTGGGTTTGTATTGGACGTATCCGAACGTGCGGCTCATGGTGTTCAATCCCTCTCCACTGGGTTTCAATCCCATTTTACCGGCGTCCGTCCAATCGTCCTATGAGCGCGGCGTGTCGGAGGGGTTTTAACGCACAAAAACGCCCATGCGCTATAGTGGCGCATGGGCGTTCTGATATGCTGTTTTCGTTGGTATTTCAACGAAAAACCCCACACAATGGGTTGTGTGGGGTTTGATACTTGTGGAGCCGCGGGGAATTGAATACCATAAGCCCATAACCCGCTTAAATAAACGCATATGGGGCGCATAGACCGACATGCGTCCTATTAGCAGTCCTACGCTACGGTGCGCAAAACACCACGGAACGCATGCAGACGCCGGCGCGAATCACGCCTCGAATGTACCCTGGGCAGCGGCGCGCGCGCTCGGGTCCGGCAGCAGTCCGGTCTCGATGAGTTCGAGTGTGCCGAGCAGGTCGGCGTTGACGCGCCGCATGTGTTCGTCGGCGAGCATCTGGTCGAGTGCCCACCATGTGCAGTCGTGCCCGTCGACGCCGAATTCGATTCCGCAGCACAGGCGTTCGAATGGCTGCGTGACCACGGTCACGCGCGCGCCGCATTGGCCGGCATCAGCGCTGTGTGCAACAGCCAGAAACGCACCGCCTACGGATACAGCTGGCGGTTCGCAGACCGATAAACAAAAAACAGCCCCGCTCCTCTCACCATGGTTGGCGAGTGGGGCGGGGCTGTTTTTCTCAGAATTTCTGGGATTATTCTCAGGGTTCTGGGATTTTCTGGGGAAACGTGGCATGTGTATTCGCGGTGTAAATTATTCCGCTAGTTTTTTGAGTGTGCGATTTAACGCGATGCCCTAGTGGCTCCCTAGTAGTCCCTAGTTTGCGCTGTCGGTGATGGCGGCGAGGCTGGAGCCGTCGTCGACTTCGGGTATGCCGGCGATGCTGGTGAGCACGCTGAGCACGCCGCCCATGAGCGCGACGCTGAGCACATTCATCCAGTCGGCTTGCATGAGGCCGATCGCGCCCGTGCCGAGCACGCCGATCGCGGCCTGCGCCATGGTTTTGAGCGCGCGGATCAGGGCGGCTCGCACCCACACACGTGCCGGGCTCGACGCGGGCTCACGGGTGGACATACTGTCCGGGATCGGCTGGTCGCTGTCGTCTGGCGTGGGGTGATCCTGCAGATTGTGTAGCGTTTCGTCGCTCATGCCGCCTCCTTGAGTTTGGCCGCGACGATGGTGGCGAGTTTGTCCATCTGTTCGTCGGTGAGCGCGACACCCACCGGCAGGGTCTTGGGTTCGCCGGTTTTGTAGGGGTTGAGTTCGCGCAGGCGTTTGTCGCACCATACGATGCGGTCGTAGAGTGGGCGTTTGATCTCGTTGCCGTTGTCGTCGACCATGCCGGACCCGGCGGCGTCGGTGCGGTTGAAGAACAGGTCGGCGAGACGGTAGACGCGGTTGGTGAGCCACTTCCACTCGCCGTTTTTCGTCAGTAGGCTGTTGACGTTGTTCGCGGCTCCGTCGATGCCCCTCAATCGGTCGCGGGCCTGCACGCCGTGCACGCCGTACTCCCAGACTGCCTTCGCGATTTTCTTGGCGTCCTCTGCGCTGATTGCCATGATTCCTCCTCCGTTGAGGTATTGCTGTGTGAGGTTTGCGAAATCGTCCCAGCTGCGGCCGAACCTCGCGAAATAGGGGCGAGGGTCGACGTGGTCCGAGCCTCCGTACGTCTGCCCGAACCACAGGTGTGGATGCATCGCGCTGACGCTCCATCCGCATGTGAGCAGGATCTGCGCGCACGCCTGCGCGGCGAGGTCGAAGCCACGCTGGAAATCCGCACTGTTCGTGGCTTCGCAGATCTCGATGCCGAGGCACGTCGCATTGCCGTTACCGACATGCCAGCACAGGTGATTGAGTTCGACGCACTGGTACGCCTCCGTCCAATCGGCGACGTAATGCACGGCGAAATCATAGCCACGCGACCACAGGTCACGATGGTTGCGTGCGGTGGCGCCGGGGTTCGCGGTGGAATGGACGGCGAGCATCCACGGCGCGAGATAACCGTGCCCCGGATTGACGATGTCTCGTTTGATGGTGACCATAGGTCACTCCTCATCGTCCGCATCGTCGTCGGCCGCCATGTAGTCGCCGATCGGCTCATCGGCCATCGCCGGCGTTGCACCGGCGGGCATGTCCTGCGCGTTGCCGTAACGCTGCGCGACCTTAATCGAGTCGATCATCTGCTGGCCCTGCACGGCCGCCTCCGTGATCGGTTGATTCTTCCACCACACGAGCACGGTGAGGACGCCCGCAGCCAACGTAGCCGCGCCCTTGAGCGCCGGGCCCTTTGCCTTGACGGCGATGGCGCCGGCCGTGAGCGTGGCCGCGAGCTCGCCGATGCTTTTGAGCTGGATATTCATAATGGTTTCCTCTCCTAATATGAGTAGAGGCCACAACGTTCGTGTTGTGGCCTCAATAGGTTTCTGGGGGTTCCACTGTTTCGTCGCTCATGCGTGACATGGGGTCTCCCCCGGGTGGGATGGAAGGCAGACGGCGGATGTCCTCGATCATTTGCGTGCCGGTCCCGTTGCCACCAAGCGCGTGGTATGCGCTGTACAACTGTTCGAGCACGTGTTTTTCGTTGGGGTGCAGCCAGCCGTGCCTCATGGCGTTCTCGTGCCGTTCGCGGATACGCAGGTAGGCGAGTTCCTTGACGGCGTTGTTCAACGCGTCGAGCTTGTCCGCCAACGTGCTCAGGTCAATCTGCCGGTTCAATTCCTCGATGCGGTGCACGAGTTTGTCCACGTCCACGGCCGGGTGACGCCGGTCGTACCGGTTGAGCAGCCATGTGGTGATGCTGCTCGCGCCGATACCAGTCGCCAAGCCCGCCAACGCGGTGAGCACCTCGATATTCAAAGAAATCAATTCACCTCCCCCCTCCACGTTTGGTTGTCCGAAATCACCTGATCGGCGTGAGTTGTTCGAGCACGGTGGCGCGGTTCGTGGTGCGGCCGCCATCGAAATAGTCCACGCTCGGGGTCATGGCGCGTAACGCACGCCAGTCGTCGAGCGAGCACAGCAGCAGGTCACGGTAACGCACCGCCTTGCCCGGACCGGTGGTATACGAATACAGGCGCAAATTGACATCACCCGCCGCTGCCAGATGGAACGCGCACGCATAGCGGGCATCCAAACGTCGGTAGGCGATGCTCCCGCTAAGCTGCCAACCCGTTTCCGCGGTCGTCACGCACACCACACGCATGACATACGAGACAAAGGAGCCCGTTGAGCTGCCTTCCAGATAGGCGGCGAACACCCAGTCGCCGGCCGGCAACGTCATTTGCGTCCACGCAAACGCATCGTTCGTACTGCCATCGGATTCCAAACGGATCGAATCGGACTGAATCTGCGCGCTGGCGAGACCGGTCGAATTCCACACCATGGGACCCGACGAGTTCGGACGCGGATTCGCTATCAGATTCCTGATCTCACGCATCCGACTCACCCCCCGACTGTTGCATGGTTTGGATTTGCGTTTGCAATACGGCGATCTGCCGTGCTTGCGCGCTAATCTGGTCGCACAGGCGGGCGATCACCAACTGGGCCGGCACCTGAATCTCATCCATATTTCCTCCTTTGTTATTGCCCGAACGTGACACCGGTGATGTCCACCCAGTCCCACGGGCCATTCATCGCCACCAATTGACGCGTGTTGGCGGGAATGTACACAATGCATGGTTGGGCGACACCGTTGCGGAATCCAGCGGCGACCGCGCTACGGTTCGTGCCGTAGGTCTCGAAATTCGCCCATTCGGCTGCCGCTTCACCTGCCACCAACCCGATGTTGTCAATCAACGTGTTATCACCACTGTTGGGTGCGCTCACACGGCCACGGAACACGACCAGGCCGCCACGGCGCGCGGTCTGCAACCCCAAATCCACGCACGGCGATTGCACGCGCGCTGAATCCCACCCAGTCTGCGTCTGATAGGCGACGTTGTTGTTGCCCCACAGGCTGAACGTACGATGGTCATTACCGGTGCGGTCGACGTATTGCAGGCGCCGCCGGTCAACCGCTGGATCCAGATCGTTCGCGTAGATCGTGAATGTGGCATACCCGCCCGTGTCCGCACCAAACTCCAGGAGGGGACGTTCCGACATGTCGAACACGCTGAACATGCCGTTGGTGCTGATCCCGTCACGGGTCCATAAACGTCCGCTCGCCGCGTCGATACGCACGGTCTCAAGGTTCGACGCGTCATAGGACACCAAACCATTCGACTTGATCCATACGCCACGGTCACGCAGCGTTGGATCAGTGGACGCATAGTTCGGGTTCGTCGTGACCGTCGCACCATAGACGACACCACCGTTGATCGTGGCGCCGGTCAGGGACGCATTCGCCGCTATGGCCCCGTCGAGTTTGAGCTCCCCCGTGGCGGCGGTGAACGCCATCGAGTATTCCTCTTTGCCATTGTTCTTGTAGGCGAACAGGCCGCCGTCGGTGATGACCAGGCCACGGTATTTCTTCGCGGCCTCACTGGACTGCCACTCGGTGTTCGTTCGGATTACCGCACCCGTGATGTCACCACCGGACTGGATCGCACCGTCGAGGCTCAGCGTCCACACCCCATCGACGGGAGCGAACGTGAGCACGTTCTTCGTCCCGTCCGAGATGATGACACCCGCCTCGTTGGCGCGCAAAAAACGGGTCTGGTCCGACCGGTAGATGTCAAAGTTGCCGCCCGTCATTTTGATACCACGGTTCGCATCCGTGACCGTCTGCACCGTGCCGCCCGTCACCGTGGCGCCACTGACCGTGCCACCCTGGATGTCGGACGATATGAGCGAAGGCGTCGTCAGACTCCCGTCGATGATGCTCACGTCACGGAATGTCGCGCTGCCGTTCGACGCGAGCATCGTGATCGTCGCGTTCCCGCCCGAATCCTTGAGCAGCAGGCCCTCATTGTCGATGACCAACCGCTCGTTCGATGTGAGGAACGTGCCACCCTTAACTGTTTTGCCATACAAGGCGGTAGCCGATAACAGTTCGGTGACCACCGAACCGTTCACCAGCAAATCCTGCGCATACAAGGCGTGGCTGTTCCACTTGGAACCGTCCCATATCCACATGTGCTCGATCTCGTCGGAATGGTCCACGAGCACACTCACACTATTGTTCGGTGTCCCCTCCCAATACGTTTCAAGGCTCGCATCGCGCGTCTGCCACCACAAGTCACCCACGACTGGTTTCACATCAGCATCCAAGGCCGGGTCGCTGCGCTGTCTCCAGATACGGTTGCGCCCGTCAGCGGTGGACTGTGCTAGCGCAGCCGCCTGTTTCGCCTCGTCCACAGCGACATCTAACGCATGTAATTGAGTGCCGTCGATAATCGAGCAATCATCAAAATACGCGTCCACCGGCGATGTGAACGCGATCCTGGCGCGCACCCATTTCACGCCGTCGGGGATGACGACATCCTGCACG